TCGGCCCATATTTATCAGGGTTTCTGCGCGTGTGCGGCCTGTTCCTAGCTCGCGGACCTTGGCATCGTGCGGCAACCAGTCGTCGCCATACCAATACCCTTTTTCCGCCATAATTTTGACGTAATGCTCAAGCCCTACGTTGTTGTGTTCGTAGTAATCAATGATACGAACCTCGCCCATAGTGACTTGAAAAAACCATAGAGCGCACGAATCGCTAATACCAAGGTCCCAAGCAACATGGACAGGGATCGCCGGATCATGCTCAACACGGGATATACGACCCTCTTTATCTGCATCTTCAACCAATCCTCCGTAATAGCTGCCTTTGATTGCAGCAGTCCAAGAACACTCAAATTCTTGGAGAAATTCATCTTCACCCATCTCCCGCTTTGCGGCTTCAAGCTCGTGCGGGTCAATAACCCCTGTTTCTGAGGCTCTGTAGATATTTCGGTACCACTCCTTATCGTCAGCGGTGTCTTCATACAACCGCCAAAAGTGGTTTCTGCCTTTTGGCGTTCCAATAAATATGGCCCAACCCTTGCGGTCTACCAAAGCGGGCCTGATGACCTCGCTCCAGACCCTGGGCGACATGTCGGCATATTCGTCCAGCACAACGCCATCTAAGAAAATCCCGCGCAACGCATCAGGGTCATCTCCGGCCCCAGCCAGCCTAATACGGCTACCGTTAATCAAATCAACCCGTAGCTCTGACTGGTTAATCTTGGTGCCGGGTAAATCCTTGGCGTAATAACAAAGATAGTCCCAAGCGACTTGCTTGGCCTGCCGATAATACGGGGCCAAGTACATAAACCGCCCGTCTCTGCGCTCGGTTTGTATCTCCAGCGCCTTACGCAGCAGCTCTGTCACCGCATAAACGCTCTTTCCCCAGCGTCTATGGGACACGCATATCTTAAAGCGGGACGAATCTCTGTGCAGATCAAGCTGCTGGGGGCGTGGGGCGTAGGGTATTTCTATCTGCAAAGCAGCTACCAAGCCTTACAAGACCAGTATCTTGCCTTAGTCTTTGGCCCTGGCGTGTCGCAATTATGCCGCGCTCGGAAGTTTGCTCTACGTCCCGGCTCGTTTTTGCGAATTTTCATATTTGGATCGCCAAACGTGACCCGCACAACATTCCCGTTGTCCTTAACGTAAACAACAGACTTCTTTTTGCCGTAGCTGGTTTCACCGGCAGAAATCCGGCGGGGTTTATTCAACGTGACCGTGCGGCCCTTGTACTTAGCCATTTTAGATCACCCCCTATGAACCTTTTGCACATCAAACGATGCCTTTGTGCTGGCACCCTTATGCGGCTTGTAACCCGTGCTAGGGTTTTTCATCAACGTAAGGCGGGTGCCTGTCTTCATCCAATGAAACCCCTTCGGGGCATTCACCGACTTCTTTGTCCCTTTAGCCACAGCTAAACCCTCTTTTTTGGTTTAGATTTTTTTGGCGCAAATCCGCCAGTCTTGGCCTTCATCTTCGCATACGCTTTAGGGGAAACCGTGCTTTTGCTCTTGGGGCGGCTGATGCCCAGCTTCTTGCGCCGGTTCATGTTCGCGTAGAGTCCTGGTCGTTTCATCACATAGCCTCCGGTGAATTATCGAGAGTTGCCTTATTGCCTGTGAAGTCTTCCCACCGCTGAACGATAACATCACAGTACTTTGGGTCTAGCTCCATAAGGTAAGCCTTTCTGGATCGCGCCTGCGCACCAATTAAAGTTGAGCCAGATCCGCCAAACAAGTCCAAAACGATGCCTCCGCTTTTAGAACTGTTATTTATAGCAAGTTCCACTAACTCCACGGGTTTTGTAGTGGGGTGCAATGGAGACCTTTTTGGCCTGTTAATCTGCCAAACATCAGACTGCTTGCGGTCCTCGACTTGCGCCAACCGGCTCGCTGCACCGTTCCACCCATACCAAATTGGCTCGTACTGGGTGTGGTAGTCTTTGCGTGAAAGCACCAGCGTGTCCTTAGTCCAAATAATTGTAGACGACCAGTGGAACCCAGCGTCTCTTAGCGTCCCATCAATGACAGGCCATTCTTGGGCCGACATCACCATATAGATCGGAGCACCCGGCTTTGTGGCGCTAAATAAACTCCCGCATATGCTCGAACAAAACTCTAGCCAATCATCATCGCTTTTGTGATCGTTAAGAATAGTTCGCGCCTTCCAGTGTCCATCGTTCGTACTGGCGCCGTAATTGACGTTCCACGGTGGGTCAGTAAAGACCATGTCGGCTTTTTGGCCATTTAGCAGAATATCTAAATCTGTCTGCAGCGCGCTGTCACCGCATAGCAAGCGATGCTGCCCCAAAATCCACAAGTCCCCCGGCCTGGTCGTAGCCTCTTTTGGCAGTTCTGGAACTTCATCGGGGTCGGTTTTGCCTTCCTCAATAGGGTCGGCCATAAAAACGCCAAGCTCGTCAGCATCAAACCCAGTGAGATCGAGCGGGAACTCTAGGCTTTCTAGCTCGCCTAGCTCCAACCGCAGCAATTCTTCGTCCCACTCAGCCTCTTGGCCCACCCGGTTGTCCGCAATCCGGTAGGCTTTGACCTGTTCGGGGGTCAGCCCCGCAGCAACGTGGACTGGAACCTCCGTCATCCCCAAGCTCCGCGCCGCCTCTAGCCGCGTGTGACCGGCGACCACCACCATATCGGCATCGACAACTATGGGCTGTTGCCAGCCAAACTCCTGCAAAGAGGCCGCAACCTTAGATATGGCCGCATCATTGCGCCTGGGGTTCCGCGCATAGGGAATAACCTTGCCAATATTGACGGCTTCAGTTTGCATTATCTTTTTGTTTTCCTGGGGTTACATCAATTACTTCATGTTCCACATTAGGAGGCTCTAGGGCAAAGCTGACAGTAATCCGCTCCGGCAAGCCCTCGTGGACATTCTTCACCGTATCGACCCAGCCAGCCCTGGCCTTTAGCCAAAATATGCTGGCTATCGTATCTTTGCCCCCGCTGGCTCGCTCGTACAGGCTACGGGCTACACTCAGGTTCGCCTTCGCGGCACCCGTATCAAGCTCGTGCCGGTAAAACTTACGCAGCGTCTTCGGCGTTATATCCAGCAAGGCGCTAATTGACACTTGATCCATGCCCATGCCGACCGCGCTCGTCACCATCTTGCGGGTCGTCTCGCTGGGCTTATGCGCTGGTCTGCCAGCCCCGGCCCTCAAAGAGCCAGCCGCTTCTTTGGCTTCTTTCGGCGCATCGTTAACGTCGGCCTGCAAAGTCATCTTTTTTATATATCCCAATTTTATGGAAACCCACAACCCGGCAATCAATTAGGGGGGGGGCATAAGCAAAGGCTCAAATGAGAGGAGTTGTTGTGCGTGGGTTATGCCAGCTAGGCCAACGCAACGGCCCCCCGGCCCCGAAGCCGCAGAAATCTGCCAAAAACGAAAACCTGCCCAGGGACCCCTTTTGTTCCCCCTTTGTTCTTGTTTTGTTCCCCTTCTGTTCTCGATCGCCCAACCCAGGCCGGGCTAGGTAGCCCCTCCCCCCAGAGGATCGCTGCCTGCCCCCAGCCAAGGCCCTTGCCCACCAGCCCCAGAGCCATCGAAGCAACGCGCTCAGCGGCCTGCGTCGCGCTCTTGTGGCCAGCTGTGCCCAGCCACCGCCCCGAGAACTGGTTTGGTTTAGGGCTTGGGTTCGGAACTGGAACCGTTCCCGCTATGTTCTTGCTTTGTTTTCGATTTGTTCTCTTTTTGGCGGGGGGCGTCCCTCCCCTCCGCCGGTCCCGGCCCAGCATCCAACCCCTCTCAACGCGTTTAATCTAAAGATATCAAAGAGTTATCGCCCACCATCTTAAAAGTTTTAGCCGGCGGCTTGGCCGATTATTCCCGTTTTGGGGTGGCGATATGCTGCGTGGGTGGCGGATTGCTAATGAGCGTCCTTGGTTCTTTCCAAAGAGTCTAAGATTACATTGCCACTAAACCTATCAATCATTCTCTCTCTTTCTATCTTAATTGGATTCTTTAATTGGATTGTAGGACGCTCACTTCCTATGGCCCCGGACGCTGGCGTCCTACTGCGCTTGGGCGTGGCAGTGCTGATCTCTAAGTTGATGGTGTATCTGATAGTCCCAATGCGGCCCTTCCCTGATGGGGTTATGATCCCCTTGTCTATTAGGGTGCGGAGCGAGCGCCTGACGGTCCGGGCAGTGACATTGCAATAACCGGCAAGAGTGCTTTGAGATG